ATAATTAATATCCTAACTTGTTGTAGTCAAGCCTGCCGAAGGTTGAATTGTCCAACCGTAAGTAAGCGTTTTGGTCGGCCCCTGAAACATAGTAAGTGAACCGCGCCGATTCAGGTGTTGCCGACATCGTGACACCTTCAATGATGCAAACATAATCCGTTTCGCGAAAGTTAACCGTAATTTGGCAGCCAGGGTATGCAGGCAATTGTGCCGGGATGGTGGTGGTGCCGAAACTTTGCGCGTTGTCTAAGCGGTTAACTAGCTGCGCCTCGGCTAATGCGGAAATGGAAGTGATGGCCAACGCAGGATCAGAAAAGTTTGCCAACAAATAGTTTGCGTAATCGGTTGCCTGGCTGGTGGATGCGTTCAGCGTGTTCACTTGATATGTCCGCAAGGGTTCAGCCGCGCCAGCCTTTGTGACGGTTACCGGGGCAAAATCTTCGGGGTCAACGGTCACCTGGGTGTAGTAATTATCCGCCAATGAATCAAAGGTTATTTGGTCAAAGATTTGTTTTTGGTTGCCAACCGTTGCCAGTTGGGGACTTGTGAAGTACAACGATAGTTGTTCAGTGAAAAATGGTGAAACCATATAAACACCACGGTTGGCACCATTAGCGGTTTCTTGCAATCGGGCGTTGTAAGTAACACCGATGGCGGCAAGCCAATCGGCAAATGTGCCGGTGACATTTGTATCCGCGCCTGGTGTGTCGTTAGGCCCAAACCATTGCATGAACACGCCTGTCCAATCGGTTAGGTCTTGCATTTGGTATTGAAGCGTTCCAGTCAACGGATAATTCAAACCTTGCATTCGGCCCAACCGCGCAAATTCGCCTTCCAGGTTTATGGTCAAATAATCGGCTACGCCAACACTGCTCGAATATGGGATTCCGTAGTTGACGGACACATCCGAAATGTAACCGCGATAAACCAACCGTGAATAAACATCGGCGGTGGTTAAGTTGCGAACCAAAATTTCGGTGCCCGGTACTAGATCAGTATTTGGTGACGCATACCCATTTGGGTAGCGCATTACAATGGTTCCGGTGGATGCCCTTATTTGTTGAAGTTGTGCCTGTACGCCGCAGGTTATGTTGATGCTTTGCACATTAGATAATGCAATTTCCGAAGCACCCGAAACATAATAAACGGCGTAGTTTTGAATGCCCATCAGTATGCGTTACCTACGCGGATTGGGATTGAACCGTTTTGGCGCATGTAGGTGCGCAATGCGGCTACCACAGCGTTCGGGTCGCCACCGTTGACATGGATGGTCACATTGGTTCCACCGCCCATATCGCCCATTTTAGAAAGCGGTACAACAGCCTCAGGGCCTTTTTCGCCAATGATTGCAAGTGTTGCCGAATTTACAATTCCTCCGTTGGCAAGCATTGGGATATCGGGAACATCAAATCCCTTTCCACCTAGTCCTGGAACCCATGATGGAACCGTGAACGACAATTTGCCAATTGTGCTATTCCACAGGGAGCCGATTGCGTTGAAAATTCCCTTATAGACACCCATGACAAAAGTTAGATATCCGGTGATGGCATCCATGCCGCCTTTGATTCCTGTTTTGATTGCGCCAAATACGGTGTCAACAATCTCACGGAAAGCATCAAATTTTTTGTAAGCAATTACAAGGCCAACAACTAAGGCGGCAATGGCAACAGCCAAAAGCACTACGGGGTTGGCGGCCATGACGATATTGAACGCGGTTTGAATGCCGGTGAATACTTTGGTGGCTACACCCCAGGCGGTCATTGCGGCGTTAGCGATAACAACGGCGGCGGCAATGGCACCAATTACTCCGGCGATGATGACGAACACGGTTGAGTTGTCTTGGGCCCATTTGGCCATTGCTGAAAGGAACGGCAACACGGCCTCAATTGCTGGTAGCAATGCGGCCCCAATTGATTCTTTGGTTTCAGCTAGTGCCACACCTAGGCGTTTGAATTGTCCCTGTGCCGATTCGGCTGCGGTTGTTGCCGCGCCCCCGGTGGTCTTTCCAATGGCCCCCATGACCTCTTCAAATGTGGCCCCGTCTTTAATCATCTGACGATATTCGGGTGCCAACTTTGCTAGGGCGGTTAGGTTTCCCCCATAGGCTTTTTCTAATGCGCCGGTGACGGTTGCCAATGGCTTTCCGGTGCTAGCCGCAATGTCCATGGCCTGTGTTGCAAGTTCTTGGGCTTTTGTAACTGATCCTGTGGCCTTGACCAATCTGCCCATAACGGGGCGCAATTCGTCATCGGTCACGCCTAGCAATTTGCCTTGGGTGCTTATCCAATCTTCATTGGCTTTGATTTGTGCATCCGTGGCACCAGTGGTTTTTTGAATTGTTGCGGCCAATAGTTGTTGGGCCGCGTCATCTTCCATGGCACCTTTGGCTGCGTCAAACAATGCAACACCTAAACCGGCAATGGCAATTCCTGCAGGAACCGCTGCTTTTTTGATTGCAAATTGGGCTTTTTGCCCGTTGGTTTCAAGTTGTTTGAACTGTGCAATGGCTTTTGAAATCCCTTGCCCGTCAAATTCGGTAATGATTGGAATAGTAATGGCCATCAGATTCTCCCGTTGTTGCCTGTTAGTTTCATGACCTTATTGACTAGGTCACGAACCTGGCCTTCCACTTCGTTTTGTTTGACTTGATAGGCGCGCCAAATCACGCGCGATGGTGGCCCAAATCTTGCTTGAAGCGCTTGAGACATTGTTCCTCTTCGCGCCATGTCAAACAGGGTAGCCTGCGGCCCACCCCATCTAATGCCAAAGGTTGCGAGGTTTTGTCTAAATCCACCTGGCGCATCACGAACTTTTTTGCCGCTAGTAAATGCCTTCAAATTTTTATTGACTTTGGCGCTTTCCCAATGCATCAATTCTGCGCCGCTTTTACCAGTCCATGAACGCGCCATTCCTGAAAGGGGTGCATCATCGGGAATTTTGTCTCGAGCCTCATCCAATACCGGGGCCACAATGTTTTTGAAATCGGTGGTTATTGAACGGCGCAGTTTTTTGTCAATCTTGTTCAATTCTGCCAAAGCCTGTTTCAGGCCAACAACTTCAATGGGCCCTAGTTCGCTAGTCATTTTTTGCGGCTTTTATTTATTACATCTATGACGGTGTTCATGTCTTGAATCTCAAATGGTATTTGTGGAGGCCACCACCCCGTTTCAACTAACAGTTCTGCTAGTGAACGGGCGTAGGTGCCTCTTCGGTGGGGTTTGTTGGTTCATCCGTTACAACTTCAATGTTGACTAGCCGTTTGACATAATCGTCAAAGACGGCCGGAACTTGAATGCCGTGAACCTTGCAGGCTTCAAAGGCCATAAATGCTAAATCTTCTAGTCCCACACCCGTAGCAAGGTTGGATGCCTTTTGTTTGAACTTTCGTTCCCAGGCAATGATGACATAAAGATTGGTTTTGACTTCGTAAGTAGTTTGGTCGGTTGTGACCTTGAGCGTAAGTTGCATTTTGGTTTTCTTTGTTTATGGGGCTGTGATGTCGCGAACCCAAGTGCCGCCAGTAAATGATGCTTCAACTGTTGCCAATTCGCCCACGGTGGAGTTGATTGGTGTGAAATTGGCAAGCATGCAATTAGTAAGCACATACTCAGGGTTAGTTGCGGATTCGGTTGCACCCGATGGGGAAATTGTCAACACGGTTGAACCTGTGCCAACGCATGATGCGAGGATTGCCTCAACTTCGGTTGCGCCGTAGCTCAGGAAAAAGGTGATGCTGACATCCACGGTTTGAAGGCCGCCAACGAAACGGTGGCCCGTGTCGCCGAACGCGGTTGACTCGAGACTGTCCTGGCCGATTGTGATTGAACACGCATTGGCCTGATCAGATAGGTCTGTGGTTGTCGCCCCTTGGGTGATGCTAATAGTTGCGTTGGATAGGAATGTTGTTGTTGCCATTGGTGGCTCCTTTTTCTAGTTGCGCCGTACTGCTACGGCAACGGTCATGTCATAGCAGGGAAGCATCTGTTCGCCGTATGTGGCGAGCGCTGGCCTTCCATCCACTATGGCAATTGGTGAGTTCATGATGGTGTCCACGGTAGTCATTAGGTAATCACCGGAATCTTGGTTGCCAGGTGGCCCGGCTAGAACGCGAATGACTAGGCGAATATCGCCGACATTGTAAGTGAACGCATCTAGCGTTGGAAGTTCAATCATCACCGACAATGGGCGCGCGTTGCGTGGGTCGGTTACGGGTTTCAAACCCAAAGTGGTCAGCGCGGTTTTGGTGGCGTTGACTGCTTCATAAAGAATTCCTGTCGCGGCCATTATGCAACCTGGGGCCTTCCGCAGCCAAGTAGTTGCATGATTTGCCCTAGGGACATGGTTGGGGTTCCCATACCCATTGAATCAAATGATGCGTATCCATCTACCGCGCCACGGCTTCGGTATTGGGTGGCGGCATACATGATGGTTCCCAATTTTGCCGCGCCGTCAGGAGCCGTTGTAAGGCTGTCGGTGTACCCGGCTTCCCTACGCTTGCGGAATGCCCAACTGTTGGCCGCAGAAACGCATACAGCCACAAATGCGGTGTCATTAGCGGTGGCAACCTCAATTCCTAACCAACTTGTGACATCGGCTGAAGTAATCCATGAACAAGTGGGCGTGAATGTGACTGTGCCGGTGGCAACGCTTCGGTCAAGGTCATCACCAGGGCTGGCATAAATAAATTGGTTTTCCATGATGACTGAATAGTCAAAAATGAGGTCACCTTCATCGGATACGCCCATGAACAAGTAGGGCTCGGTAGAAATAACAGTGTAGGTGCCATTAAAGTTATGGCCCGCGCCTGCTACAACTACCGAGTCCTGACTTTGGATGTCGGTGTCAACAAAAGTTTGCAACACGGCATAGTCCTCTAGTCGCGTATGAAATGCGAGGTTGAAGGTGGCCATGGTGTTGCAATCTTTCTAAATCGTCTTTATCAGACGAATGCAGCCTTGACAAATTTGGTTGGGTCAATCATCAAAGTTGCAAGGTAGCCACGGAACGCAATTGTGCGTGACATGGTTGAAGGAACATCAATACTCAATGCGCCCTTTTGCTGTTCAAAAATTTCGTAACCAGTTGGGTCTCCCACAATGACTGTTGAGGCCGCAAAGTTGCGGTCAACCACAACACGCAACCCGAAGGCCATCATGTCTGTTGAGTTTGCGTTTGACGCTCCGAAAGAGTTCATGGGCCCCACATTTGGAAAGAGCGGCCTGTCTGCCGTGTCGCTTAATGACGAAAGGCTCGCCCAAACATTTGGTGCCAGGAACAAATGGGTTGGCAAGTTGCCATTGCTTGACGAAAGAATCGTTGAAGCTGCGCCATAAATCCATTCAACCCAATATGCAGGATCAGCACCGGAAGCACTTGCAAAGTTGCGTGTAACTGATGCACCGGTGGCCAAGTTGTCTGCGGCCACATTGTCTGTTTCGTTTGCGTAAATTCGAGCCATGTCGTCAAGTACAAGGCCGATGATTTCGGGCTGACTCCAGTCAATTGATTGTTCGGACAGGGTAACAAATCCACCGTATGAACCTTTTGTGACCTGGTTGTCGGTAACAACAAAAGTTCCTTGGGTTAACGCGGTGTTTTCAGTTGCCTGATTACCAATTGAAGTGTGTGTTGTTACTTCGGGGCGGATAAACACCTTGCCACCTTGTGGCATTGCTTTAGCACCGATGGCATCAATGACAGGGCGGCGGCCAATAAAGTTGTTATATACGGGTTGCACGATTGGCAACGGCAGGACGCCAGGAATATCTGAAGTAATGACATTCGGAGCGGCCGCGCGTAGGCCTTCTGACATTTCGCGCCACTTGTCGCCGCCAACGAATGCGGCTGAAATGTATTCGGCCGCTGATGGCATAATGAATTCGCGTTTTGCGGTTGCGTAAATTGGGGTTGTTGGGATGATTGAAGCCTCAACCTCAACCACTGGGTTTTCTTGTGTAGCCACTTCGGGTTCCTCCTCGGAATCTATTGGGGTGGGTTCGGTTGCATCTTCGGGTTCCGATGCAGCGATTTCTGTGATGAGGGCATCCTTGAATGCCGGCTGTGCGACAAGCGAAATCTCTACGAGATCAGCCTGGGAAACAACCATTACACCATTTTTGTCATATTTATATTTTGTAGGTACGGCCCCGACACTTACCGAATCGTAAGCGCCTGCCTTAACGAGTTCAATAGCATCGGCGGCCGCGCCCGTCTTTGCGAAAGTAGCTGTAAAGCCTAAACCTTCGGGCATGTCGGCAAGGGATGAAACAACGCCGCGCAATGCAGACATGTCATGATTCTCCAAAAGTTTTGGTGCCTTCATGTTCAAATCAAAAGCGCCACGCTTAAACGAAACTTTGGTGCCATCCATCACTTGCGCGGAAACAGGAAACCATGGCACCGCAATTCCGGTGATGGTCTTAGGGGCATCATCGCCAGCGGAT